CGCATTGCTGAACTGGCACAAATCGCCCTTGATGAACTGAATCGGTTACAGGCTAAGAATGTCTGAGCACTGTGCTGATCTGCTGCAAGGTGAATATCACGCCGTCAATCAACAGCGGCGTGATTTTTTTGGTATGTCTGCACCGGCTGACATGTCCCTTTCAGAGCGCCGTCTCTGGAATGCAAACCCCGAAGACCATAACTGGCGCAGCCAGTACCTGCATGACATGCCAGACTATCTGGCTGGCTATTTTGGTGACCGCTACCAAAAATTGCTGGCAGGTAATGAAGGTCGTCGTCGTGCCAATGCGTTTCTGCGTAAGACTATTGGCCAGAACGTATTGCCACGCCTGCAACTTGTCAAAAATCGCTACAGCCTTCCGGCCACCGCTGCGCATGAACTGCCGTTCATTAAGCAGCTGGAAAAGCTGGCCACATTAGACAGGCAGAACATCCGCGATCTTGCCTATAAGGTTGGCGTGTTCATGGCGCAAAGCCTGGCTGATTTCACCTCCGCCATTTTCCTGCCAGACGAAACAGAAGATGCGGAAATAATGCTGATCGCCTATCGCTATATAGCTGAGCTAGCGGCATTGACCGGCACTATCCCGCCTTACTGGGCTGAATATCAGTCCGGTAAATGCGTGCTTGAAATGCGTAAAGCGCAGTCTGGCCTGCTACGCATGATGGCACCAGAATGGTGGCGGGGCAGACTGAAGCAAATGCGCGATCTGCAACGTGAACACATGGCCATCGCAGTGGGGCAAGTGCAGAAAGCAGCCTCCGCTTACGTCTCGCGCGGTACGCTGGCGGAATGGGTTGAGCAGAAGAAAAGAAACCGCGAATTTTTCAAGCGTCACGACCTGATAAATAAAGAAACCGGTGATCGCATCGCGCTGGATGAAATGGTCAGCAGGAGTAATGCCAATCCCGCGATACGCCGCCGGGAGCTGATGACCCGAATGCGCGGCTTTGAGGATGTGGCAGAGGAAACAGGCTGCGTAGGGCAGTTTTTTACAATGACTGCGCCATCCAAGTTTCATGCGGTTTACAGCAAAGGTGGCTTTGTCACGCAATGGAATGGCTCAAGCCCGAAAGACACCCAGCGTTACCTCTGCAAAGTCTGGTCAAAAATCCGTGCCGCACTGTCCCGTGAAGGCATTCACGTTTTTGGCTTCCGTGTTGTAGAACCGCACCACGATGGGACGCCACACTGGCACATGCTGCTGTTTATGCTGCCTGAAAACGTCCAGCGGGTGTGCGACATCATGGCGCGTTACGCTCGCGAAGAAGATGCGCACGAGATGAACACAGACGAATCGCGTAAAGCGCGCTTCCACGTTGAAGCCATTGATCCCGAAAAAGGCATTGCTACAGGCTATGTCGCTAAATACATATCAAAAAATATCGACGGCTTTGCGCTGGAAGGCGAGAAAGACGATGAGACCGGCGAAAACATGCGTGAAATGGCAAAGGCCGTTTCTGCGTGGGCTTCACGCTGGCGCATTCGTCAGTTCCAGCAAATAGGCGGTGCGCCGGTCACTGTCTGGCGTGAACTGCGTAGGCTCGGTGAAGCAAGGCTATCCGACACAAAAATGGATGCGGCACTGGCTGCGGCATCCGTTGCAAGCTGCTGGGCGTCTTACACCATGCTTCAGGGGGGGCCGCTGGTCGCACGCGAGGATTTACTGATCCGTCTTTGCTATGAACTCACTGAAATGGGTAATGAATACGCTGAGGACGTACAACGTGTCAGCGGTATCTATTCACCTCGCGTTCCCAATTCTGAATTTTATACGCGGCTGGTTAAGTGGGAAAAGGTCGCTAAATTGGCCGAAGCGCCAGCGGAGGCTGGTTTTTCTGGCGGCACCGCCGCCCCTTGGAGTTCTGTCAATAACTGTACGGGGCCGCAGCGCCGTCGGTTAGAGCTGGAACTAAAAGCGAGAGGTTTTGAAGGCAATGACGATGAAATAGCGATACTGCTTAAGGGATGCGGCATAACATTTAGAGGACATGGGGCAGTGAAATATAAATCGGGGCGGCTGATTGATGCGGTTGATACCAATGATGACGAGTGTTGGCCAGGCTGGTTTTCTGGTTAGTGGCTAATTTTTAACATTTTTGTTGAGCATTAATGGACTAAAAAAAGGTTCATATTTCCTTACAGTTGATATACTGTATGCTTGTACAGTGTTTTGAGGAGGCAGAATGGCAGATTTGTTCGGCGAGATTTTGCAGGCTAGAAAGATTGAGTTGCTGTCGAGGGTTGCGGCTGATCTCGATTTGGAGAGCGATGAGAGAAGAGTATTTCTTTCTCTAATTCATGATTTGTCTTATGAACTTGTAGGATGCTTACACGAAAAAGAAAGGGAAATCAAAAGCCTCTATTGTCGAGGCTTGGAGACAACATGAGTTCAGTGACTAGGCTGTAAGAGGTTTAAAGCCATTTGCTTTTGCTCTGGTGACATTGAGCTAACGATCTGCTGAATCAACATATTTCCTGTTTTTGCACTGGGACTAAGTGTGTGGGAAAAAGTCAGATTCATAACAAAAGTATGACCACACTCAACATCGGCGCATGAACAATAAATATCCGCCAGCTCTTTATGTTTCCGGTTGGTTTTACGGATAACCGCTTTTGAACCGCACTCTGGGCACTCGATTTTTAACACGCGCATCTTTGCGGCTCCGGCATGGAAGTGATGCCTGGATTTTATACGTTTTAGCATTACACCGCATCCTTGTTCGTTGATTCTTGGTCAAATTTTAGGTACAGGTGTTCCGGCACGTCCGGATCACCGTTGACCGCCTGCATCAGACGTCGCTGTATCGGCTGAACCTCGTTTTTCTTGTAGGTCGCTTCCACCTTTTCCGGGTCGCCCAGACCGCCAGCGTTTTGCGGGATGATGCCAGCCAGACCAGCAGGGAAGCGATGCGCGTTCAGTACGTCCTGCGCGCTGATGTTTTTAACGTTGGCAAATTCATCTTTCGCGCCAATGTCGCCCATCTGGATGAACTGCACGGCTTCTTTGTCACCGTTCGGGATATTCACCAGAATGGTGCTGAAGTTGCCGATCCCTTTACTGTTGGCCAGTTGCGCCTCAAGTTCTTCCTCCACTTCATCTGTCATGTTCGGGTCGGTTGTGTACAGGATGCCACCTGTATGCGCGCCGTTGTGGTAATAGCGACGGCGGAAAATCACCGCTTCGCTGTTCAGCAGCGCCGAGTGAATGCCGCCGATGTAATCCGGCAGGCCGTATATCTGCTGCTGCGGGTCATACATCTTGATAAAAATCACGTCCTCTTCGTCGTAAACCAGCGGTTCGCCATTCTGCAAAACCACAAATTCCCCGTCACGACGGCGACGCATGTACAGCCCCGGCATGGGTTCCAGCGCGATAACATCACCCCGAACATGAC